CGGCCTCCCGACAACAAGAGGAGCAAGGCGACATTGACCACTTTCTCGCAGCCCCTCTCACGCTGAAATACTGACATATGGCCACCTTTTACCAATCTTTGCGACGCTGGTTCGGCAACGTGGGCTCCACGGGGCAGCAAAACGGCGTCCAATTTGGCGAGCCCTTCACGCGGGTCTACGACCAGAACAAGGACTATGGGATTGATGGCGCGTTGCAGGTGTCGGCGGTGTGGGCGGCGGTGGAGCTGCTCGCGGACAACATTGCGTCGTTGCCGTTGTTCGTGTACAAAAAAGAAACTGGCGCGGACGGACACAAAACGCTGGCCCGAGACACGCAGTTGTGGACTTTGCTGCACGACTCGCCCAACCGTCGGCACACGCCGATGGAGTTTTGGCAATACATGACGATGAATTTTGTGCTGCGCGGCAACGCGTACGCACGCCTGATGCGCAACGATGCGGGTGAGGTGATCGAGATGTGGCCCCTCTCGGCGGATCAGGTCGAGGTCGAAGTCCTCGCCGACCGCTCGGTGGTGTACAAATACAGCTACGAGGGCATGATCGCGATCTACGACGAGCGCTCGATACTGCACTGGCGCGACAAGGGCAACGGCATCGTCGGCATGTCGCGGCTGGATTACATGCGCTCCACGGTGGGCCTCGCGATTGACGCGCAGAACCACAGTGCCAGCACCTTCCGCAAATCCGCCAAGCGCCCCGGCGTCTTCATGATCGACAAATTGCTGACCGATGCGCAACGCGACTCGATCCGCAAAAACTATCGCGGCCTCGTCGAAGGCGGTGACGACGAGTTGCTGGTGCTGGAAGCTGGCGCAAAGTTCGAGCCCCTGAGCATGTCGCCCGTGGACTTGCAGCTGATGGAGACGCGGCGCTTCACGGTCGAGGATATTGCGCGCTGGTTCGGAATCAACTCCGTGATGATCAACGACACCGCCAAGACCACCACGTGGGGGACGGGGATTGGGCAGCTGATTGAGGGCTTTTACAAGTTCCGGCTCCGCCCGATGTTGGAGCTGTTGGAGCAAGCCATCGACCGCCGCGTGCTCACGTCGGGGCAGCGCCAGTTGTACTCGGCAGAGTTCTCGCTGGACGCGATTTTGCGCGGCTCGTTGTCGGAGCGCTTGGACAACGGGTCGAAGGCCGTGCAAAATGGTCTCATGACGCGCAACGAGTGGCGCCAGCTGGAAAACTACCCGCCCATGCCCGGCGGAGACGAGTTAACCGCGCAAGTGAACCTCGCGCCGCTAGAAATGCTCGGGAAGCAAAACGAGCCTGCAGCATAATTACGCAAAGGATTGAATATGAGCATGCGCAAACAACTTTTGCTGGGCAACGTGGAGTTGAAGTTCTCCAAGGCTGACAGCAGCGCCTTCACCGGGTACGCCTCCGTGTTCGGCGGCGTCGACTCGTACAGCGACACCATCATGCCCGGCGCGTACAAGTCCGTGATCGAGCGCATCCAGTCTGGCGCGGCCAGGATGCCCAAGATGTTCGTGAACCATCGGTCGTACGACTTGCCGCTGGGCAAGTGGGTGAAGATGGCCGAAGACGACAAGGGCTTGCTGATGGAAGGCGAGCTCACCCCCGGCAACCCGCAAGCCGCGACCGTGAAGGCCGGGATGCAGCACGAGACGATTGACGGCCTGAGCATCGGGTATGCTTTGAGCAAGTCGGACTACGACATGATCGAGGACGAGGGCAAGCAAATCCGCGTCATCAAGAACATCAGCGAGCTGTACGAGGTCTCGATCGTCACCTACCCCGCCGACGATGCGGCGCGGGTGGATTTGTCCAGCGTAAAATCTGCTTTGGACAACATCGAGACAATCAAGGACTTGGAAGACTTCTTGCGTGAGGCAGGGGGCTTTTCAAAATCGCTGGCAACGGCTACGGCAAGCCGCGCCAAGCGACTTTTCTCTCAGAGTGAGTCTGAGAAATTTCAACTGCCAGATGAACTTCAGCGAATGATTGCTGAAAACCTCAAAACCTCTCGGACTCTGTAAGGAACCAAATCATGACCGACATCACCGAAATCAAAGCCCTCGCCGAAACGCAAGGCGCACTCCTCGCCTCCAACCGCGAGCTGAAGAGCTGGATGGAAAAAGCCAACGGCGAACTCGCCGCCAGCAAGACCGTCGAAGCCGAAACCAAGGCCGCAATGGAAAAGCTCGCCGTGAAAGCTGGCGAGTTGACCGACAAGTGCTTGGAGCTGGAGCGCAAGCTGACTGCTGGCGCGGAAGAAGGCCGCAAAGCCGCTGAAGAGTCGTTTGGCGAGCAGTTCGTCAAGAGCGACGCATTCAAGGCCATGGCTGAAGGTCGCAGCAAATTTGCGCGCATGGAGTTCAAGACCGCCATCATCAACGCCACCGGCCAGAACCAACCTCTGGTGCCCAGCCAGCGCGTCCCCGGCATCATCGCCAACCCCGACCGCGTGCTGACAATCCGCGACGTGCTGCCCACAGGCCGCACCTCCAGCAACTTGGTGGAGTTCACACGCGAGAACGTGTTCACTAACAACGCTGGCGCACAGTACGCTTCGCCCGCACGTGAGAACGTGACCAAGCCCGAGTCCGGCATCACCTTCACGCTGGCTTCTGCCGCCGTGGTGACACTGGCTCACTTCATTCCTGTTTCGCGCCAAGTGCTCGACGACGCTCCGCAGCTGCAAAGCTACGTGAACGGACGCCTGACATTCGGCCTGAAGTTGGAAGAGGAAGACCAGCTGTTGAACGGCGCTGGCACCAGCGGCAACTTGAGCGGCATCTTGGCCTCCGGCAACAACGTGGCTTACAACCGTGCAGCGACTGGCGACACCCGCCTGGACGCACTGCGCAAGGCCATCACGCAAGCCGCGCTGTCCGAGTACACCGCCGACACCGTGGTGATCAACCCCGCCGACTGGGAAGGCATCGAGCTGTTGAAGGCGACTGACGGCCAGTACATCATGGCCAACCCCATGGACATGATTGGCCCACGCATCTGGGGCAAGCGCGTCGTGGCCACCAACTCCATCGCAGCTGGCACCTTCTTGGTGGGCGCAATGAGCATGGGCGCTCAGATTTGGGATCGCATGGACGCGGCTGTCCAGATTTCTTACGAAGATGGCGACAACTTCAAGAAGAACATGGCCACGCTGTTGGCGGAAGAGCGCCTCGCGCTGACCGTGTACCGTCCTGCCGCCTTCATCAAGGGCACCTTCGCCTAATTCGGCGAGCCAAAAAAAGGGGCTCCGGCCCCTTTTTCCATCACCCCGCGAAGGACCACCATTATGGAAATGATCGAAGTTGTTGCGCTGGCGCACTTCACCGACACCCGCGTCGGCAGCGCCTCGCGCAGACAGGTGTTGCGGTTGCCGCTGGAAGTGGCCGAGCAGCTAGAGTCCATCGGGCTCGTACAACGCACAAACCCCACGGCGGCGACCGCCAGCGCACCCCAATCGACCGCACCGCAGGACGTTGGTGGGGGCGAGTCGCCTGCATCCTCGCCAGCGGCCCCAGCCTCACCGAGCAAGACTGCGACTTTGTCGCAAGGCAAGGCTGGGCAACCATCGCCATCAATGACACTTGGCGACGAGCACGAAGCGCTGACGTTCTCTACGCTTGCGACGAGCAGTGGTGGCGCGTCCACCACCAAGAAGTCGCAGAAAACTTCCAAGGCGAGCGCTGGACCCAAGACGAAGCCGCCTCACGGCGCTACGGCCTCCACCGCATCGGCAGCGAAAACTTCCCCGGCCTCGGACGGCACGGCGTGATTCACCAAGGGGGCAACTCCGGTTACCAGGCGATCAACTTGGCTTACCTGTGGGGCGCAAAAGCGATTGTGCTGCTCGGCTTCGATTGTTCCCCGTCCAAAGACGGCAAGGCCCATTGGTTTGGCCAGCACGGGCCACAATTGACGCAGCGGCAACCCTTCGACCTTTGGCAAGCGAAATTCCCACAGCTGGCCCAGGATTTGGCCAGCGAAGGTGTTCCCGTGCTGAACGCCAGCCGGGAAACCGTGCTGCGGTGCTTCGAGCGTGTGGATTTGGAGTTCGCTCCGAGAAGACTGGAGACTTTTGCATGATGAATTTGTTGACGATGACGGGTGAGAGGCCCGAGGCTTTTGCGCTGTGCGAG